TTTTTTTGAAAGGAAGCGTATTTACGATGTCAAACCTTTCGCCCGCTGGAATGAAGGGGCTTGACATGGTGATGAAGAAAGAGTTGAAGAATTCAGAGAAAACATATGAGTTCCTTGTGAAATATTCGAAATAATGCCGTATTGTCCTCAAACATATAATTTGCCGTCTTATTGTCCCCTTTGTGGAACATTTTTAGATGGCAAAAATCAATCAGTTGATCATATTATTGCCATAAACAATTTTAAACAAAAACAAAAAGATATTTTGAACGTAACCTGGTTAAAGGTTGATCTTTGTAACCCCTGTCATACTAAAAAAACTGATATTGACAATGTTCAAATGTGTTTAAACACGTTCGGTGATTTTAGTTCAAATCATGATGAACTTCTTGTTAAAAGAATTGCAGCGCTCAAACAATCGCTGAGAGGAAGAATTTCATTATTCAGTAGAAGAAGATATTCTAGACCGGGGCGTTGGTACAAGCGTTGTACACGTATAACGACGGTAAAGCAATCACGATTGTTCAAACTAGCGTTGAATTTCATTAAATCTGGAAATACACAACCTCAAATTCTGAATAATGGAATTCTTGCAAATTGCATAGACGTGTCAAATCTACGACCTGATTTAGACGAACTAAGGGTCATGATTGCAAAAGAGCTGGTATTTTACAATACGGGACTATTTTTCCCGCAATTTTGTGTTAGCGAATGTTATGGGCATGACGATATTTTTGATATTTTTGATTGTTTAGAAACAACTTATGTGCCAGTTTCACAACCTTTGTGGTTCAATGATACAGGAGCATACAAAAATTTGGTAAAGTATGATATTAAATTTTTAGACGATGAAACATTGGTTCGTTTTAGAATGTTTGAAACGAAATTTTCGTCAGCAACGAATCCTCAACACATACTGAACTGGATTTATGTCAAACTTCCCGCCGTTATTCCTCTATGGACAAGAAAATCTACGGTAAAATCCCCACCCAACAATCAATTACTACGGATTTTTTTCTTACCTCGAGGAATTCGTTTCTAAATGCTTTCTCGCTCTAATTCGCTTCTTCGACTCAAAGCTCTCACTGATCACAAATGGTTGACGAAGGTTCCATTCGAACACGTTCGTTTCTTTCTGTTCGAGTGTGAAACATTGTACGTGGGCAAGAACCACATTACGACGTTCAAAGGTAACCTGAAGCACTCGTTCACGTTCAATGGAAACTCGATTCCTACGATCTCGTATCGAACGAGATTTCGTAATCCACATTTGGATCAAAGTAAACGAAAGTACGAATGGTGGCATTTAAGTAATTTCATTCGATGCGCAGATGATCTAAGTGATCCGTTCGCTGGAAAATAAATGGGTGTCTTTACGTTGATTGATGTGATACATTGGATTTTATCATGAACAAAGATCTGAACTCAGAGGGATTTAGAGTTGCAAAGAGAAAACTTTCTCAATCTCAAGTTGAAGAACTATTGACGATTCTTCAAGAATATCCGCATTTTGCGAAGGATGTTTTGGTTAAAATGCCCGGGGGACGGATGGTATCTTTCGAAGATCATTTTCGAGAAACAAGAAAAAATATTTTCATTGATCAGATCAAATTGTCAAGATCAATTCATAATCCAAAAATGTTCGGACTTGAATTTGGTGAGAATAATGGGATCATGATTGATCCCGAATACATTAACATGGATAAATTGAACGATTTCTTGTTGAGCATTCAATGAAATTCGTTCATGCTCAAGAGGTGAAGTTAAAAGTTGGGGTAGGTGCAAAAACAGCTAATTCACCCACTGGAAAAGGAATCATACTTGATAATGTTGATGGATTAAATCTCGTTCTTTGGGTTGATGACGGGATTCAAGATTATCGCATGGATGGTGAATTATTGTTGTTCGTTGAAAACGATGGATCGTTGATCGAACGAGTGTTCCGTCGTTTGATCAATCTATTGAACTCATGACGACTGAAATCTTCACGTTCGGAAGTAAGTTGAAATTCATCGAGAAATGCTTTGGAAAGGCGTACATCTCAACTTCGCAAAGGAACGTGGAAGTAAGATGTCCAGTTTGTCAACCGAAAGATCCGACAAAAAAGAAACTTTCCATACGAATTGCCGATGATGCCTTCAACTGTTGGGTTTGCAGTTTAAAAGGCCGATCACTAATATTCCTGCTCAAGAAGTACGGGACTCAGGAGCTGATCAACGAGTACATTGACACGTTTGCCCCTTCGTTAAAAAACAAGCACAAGAATGCGATCATCACGATTGAACCCGATAAGTTCACACTTCCGAACGATTTCAAGCTACTTGCGGTTGAACAAGATACAAAGGATCCCGATACCCGTGCAGTTCTCTCGTACCTGAGATCAAGGGACATCACCGAACGGGATCTTTGGTACTTCAAGTTCGGTGTTTCTAATCAATCGCGTTGGTTCAGAAGGGCTTTGGTCCCTTCATTCGACTCAGAAGGCAACGCTGACTTCCTCGTCGGTCGCTCGATTGATTCGAAGAGGATGCCTAAGTACCAACAACCTCACGTTCAAAGAGGTGACATCGTATTCAACGAGCTCAACGTTGATTGGACGAAACGACTCGTGCTTTGTGAAGGCGTGTTCGATGTCATCAAATGTGGAGATAACGCGGTTCCATTGCTTGGTTCCAGCTTGAACGAGCATTCGTTGTTGTTTGAACGCATTGTGACGAACATGACACCCGTTGTCATAGCTCTCGATAACGACATGGTTGATTCTGCGATACCTCGCATCGTGAAGAAGCTGGATGAGTACCAGATCGAAGCCACGATAGTCGATCTCAATGGGAAGAAGGATCCGGGCGAGATGACACGTGATGAGTTCAAACGTGCTCTTGAGAACACGAGATCCCTCGATTGGTACAACTTCTTCCAATCCAAGCTGAACAGAATGACGAACGTATCATTGTCGAAATGACATTCATTGTCAATTCACTCGTGAATGATAATTAAGTCGTGATGAACACGCTACGCAATTACGTGAGATTGATCCTTTCCGAGAGGATCAGGGCGAAAGATCCTTCCTCTTCGTCTTCACGTAAGGCAACGTTCAACATGAACGACTTCAAGAAATTGAAGCAAAATGATCCACTAGAAGGAACGTTTTTGAAGTACGCGAAACGCAACCTTCAAAGGTTGGGAGAGGGATCATCTCGTGAAGTATTCTTACTTTCATCACAAAAGGTTCTCAAGGTCGCGGTGAACGAAAAAGGTATCGCTCAAAACGAAGCCGAGATTGATGTTTATACGAATCCCAAGACTCGACCGATCATATCGAAGGTGTACGATTATGGTTCAGGTTACGAATGGCTCGTATCTGAACTAGTTCGTGAATTGACGTACGAAAAAATCTGCACTTTGTTGGATCTTGATGGTTCTTGGGACTACATGATCAAGGAACTTATCGTTGATAAAATGCCAATTGATAAACTTGTCAAGCGATACACGGAAAAAAATTTAAGAGTCAAAGATTCAGGAACTGATGTTCCTGGCTCAGTCGTTGTCGATAAACATGGGAACCACGTAGCAGGACCGTTTTTTTCGCCGCCAGGCTGGGAACACGATCGCGGAACGCCCGAAGCATTTAAAGCAATCGATGAAATTAACGTACAAAATCCCAAGTTGAAACAATTTCTCATTGCATTGAAACAAACGATGGAAGTGAACGAGCTCGAACGCGGAGACATTCAACCCCAACATTTCGGTAAAAGCGCTTCGGGCGACATCGTGCTTCTCGATTACGGGTACACGACAACGGTTCTTAAGAATCATTACGGGGGCGGTGATATCAGTTGGGATGATGGTGATGATGACGTTGATCCGTCAAATTCGATATCTGGTCGTGAAACCACTCGATCACCCGCGGCAAGTTGAACATCAACAACTTAACGTAATACATTAGAAGTAATGCTCAGATTTGCGACGATTGCGGACGTTCACATCCGCTCGTTAACACGTCATGATGAGATTCGAGAAGTGTTCAACGCTTTCGTTAAAGACGTGAAGGAACACAACATCGATCACATTTTCATTGGTGGCGACATCGGTCACAGTAAAACAGCACAATTTTCGGCTGAGTACGTTGATCTCATGGTTGAGCTGATCAACTTGCTTGGCGATACCGCACCGACCCACATGATCTTGGGAAATCACGACCTGAACGAGAGAAACAAGATCAGACAGGATGTGATCACACCCGTTTTAAACGCGGTCAAGCACCCAAACGTGCATCTTTACAAGACTAGCGGTGTTTACAGTATCGCAGAAGGTTGCAATTTGTGCGTCTTTAGCATCTTTGACGAGGAGAATTGGAAAAATGTGGAACCCGTAGAAGGTGACATCAACATCGCTTGTTATCACGGGGGCGTTTCGGGAGCAAGGACTGAAACTGATTGGGAACTCACGGGAGGTCTGGAATTAGATCATTTTGCTGAATATGATGCAACTTTCCTCGGTGACATCCACAAATTTCAATGGCTGGATCATCGTGATTTTGAAATTGAAATTGACGAGGATGAGTTAAAAGATTATCCCGGAGCAATTGTGCTTCCATGAAATTTAGTGATCTCAGACCGGGAGATATGTACATCACGTCTGGTTCTACCGTTTATCCTCAGCATGAATCAGCAACCGTTGTAGCCGTAACTGAGAATCATATAACGTGGTTGATTACGGAAAATAGATTGACAAAGATCTATCGTTTTAAGAATTTCAATGATCAACCTTTCGATGAAAAGGGAATCACTTGGTTGAGGGTGAAAAATGTCTAAGAAGATTCGAATTCGTATAAACCGACCGGCGATAGGGTATCCCGGATCGATGCTTCAAAATACCTACTCAGAAGATCTGAAGCATTTTTGGCTGAAATGGGAGTTCAAATCGAGCAACGACTTCACAGTCGTTCCTGTTGAACTTCCGAATCCAAAGCCATTTTTGACAATCGATTGGAACGGTTCCGTCAATAAAACGGTCGACCAGTTGAAGAACTTCAAGGCTGGTTCAAGGGTTCGTATCAAGTCTGATGCAAAGATCCCACTTAAGTACTCAACGAAGCTCGTTTCAACGATCAAGAACGAGATGGGAGCATCGGAGGTCATCTTCAAGGAAGAACAGGCAACCGACATCTCTCGAATCAACATGGGTTCCGTTCAGTTGCTTCGTACGGATCTGAGGAATTCGGACGTATTGTTTCAGCTTTTAAAGGAACATTACAAGTCATCCGAAATGCATGAGGATGAATGGGTGAAGATCTACGATCTTCTTCGTAAGTACGTCTCGATTCTCACGAGCGAGGATGTGATGAGGAACGTCAAATGGTCATTGAGAAGACTTCGCTTCAACAACATGTATTCCTATGGCGAAGATAACACGATCAATTTCGATGCATTGTCGGGCCTCGTAGGTATATTCGGGCCAAACAGAAGCGGCAAGTCTTCAATTCTCGGAACCCTAATGTACGGGTTGTTCAATGCGACCGATAGAGGTCCAATCAAGAACATGTTGCTGTGCAACACTCGTAAGCAATCATGCTCATCAAAGATCGTGATCAAGCTCGGGGGTCGTGATTACCTCGTTGAGCGTTCAACGAACAAGAAGTCGAACAAGCAGGGTGACATCTCCGCCGCGACGAACCTCAGGATTTGGGAACTCATCGATGGAAAACCTGTTGAAAGCACGGGGGAGCAACGTTCAGACACCGAGAAAACGCTGAGAAAGCTCATCGGAACGTCGGATGATTTTCATTTGATGTCGATATCGACGCAGCGAGATGATAATTCAATCCTCGAACACGGGTCCACGAAAAGACGACAGATCATTTCAAGGTTCCTTGACATTGACGTCCTCCAGCAGATCCATGAACTTGCACGTGATGATGTTCGTGAACAAAAAGGTCTCATCAAGAACCTGAACGAGGATTTGAATGAATCAATAAACGATAGACGTAACGTGTCATCCAATCTCGATCAACAGATTGAACTCAACGTTTCTAATCTCGAAAGTTCACGTGAAAGGTTGTTCGATCTAAAGACTCAGCTCGCAGCTTTCAAGGGATTCAAGCATGTTTCGATCGAGGAGCTCGAATCACACCGTGAATCGATCGACGAGTTGAACGGAAAATTATCGAAGGTTGTTTCAAGCATTGAAAAAGCGGGAAGGGACTTACAAGAAACGGATGAAAAAATAGAACGTGTTTCGACGGTTCTTCAGGATTACGATCTTGTGACGATGAAGCAACAGCTCGATTCATTCAAGAAGCTGCGTTCAAGCGTCAATTCGATGCTTCAAGCGTACACGAACGAGAACAACTCGTTCGAACGTAGCAAGAAGACGATCAAGATCCTGCAAGACGTTCCTTGTGGCGATTCGTTTCCAACGTGTAAGTTCATCAAGGATGCTCATGACCTGAAACCAACGCTGGACGATCAACGTGATCGAGTAAATTCTTTGAAACGATCGTACGATGAAGCGAATCAATCGCTCGGCGGTATCGATGAAAAAAAGATGGTCGACAACGTTTCGAAGGTTGAATCGTTGAAGGAAAAACTGGGACAATTGAAGTTGAACAAGGCTCAGCTCGAAACCCAATTGACAAGGCTCAATCACAACAGGAACGAGATTCAGCGAACTTTGGACGTTGCGATCAATGAATTCGAGGATCTCGAATCAAGGACCGACAAAAAGAAGAACGATGAACTGACCTCACTTAAATCATTGATCTTTTCTGCCGAAGCCGGAATATCCGTCTTGGAAAAAGCGAATATCTCTTTGGCAACACAAAAAGGTAAGATTGAATCCGAGATCGAACGTTTGTTGAAGGATCAAAAGAGACGAATCGATATCCTTCAAAGGATGAAGTACCACGAGGTGATCGAATCCAGCTTTTCAAAGAATGGAATTCAGGATGCGATCCTCTCATCAATGCTTCCTGCGATCAATGAAGAGGTTGCAAAGATCCTCAATGGAATCGTGAACTTCACCGTTGAGCTCGAGAAGCTACCGAATGATGATCAAATCGACATCTACATAAACTATGGTGATGGTGACAAGAGGGTTCTCGAACTCGGAAGCGGCATGGAAAAGTTCATCAGTTCAATCGTTCTACGAGTTGCATTGAACAACATCTCCACCTTACCGAAGAGCGATGTGTTCTTCATCGACGAAGGATTCGGGTCGTTGGATGCGAGCAGCGTGGAGGAGTGTTCAACATTGCTTCAATCTCTGAAGAAGTACTTCAAGACGATCATTGTCATCACACACGTTGACGTGATGAAGGACATCGTCGATTCCACGATTGAGATCACACGAAACGGAAAGGACTCACATGTCTCGTGTTGACAAGTTCGAACCGTACCTGAACGATAGATTGATCCTCAAGAAGGAAAATTACGTTTTGATCAAACCGAATCGTGAATCGAGGTTGATTCCACTCGGTTGTTCGGTATGTGAATTCTTATACAGGACTCACAACGATGAGAAGGCACACGAAACGTACGGGTGTTGTCACAGATGTGCTGAGGTGTTCGTGTACCCTGATCGAAAACGATGGTCAAAAGGATGGCGACCGAATGAAGATCAGATCAAAAGAGACGTCGAATCACGACAATCTTTATCGATCATGATGAAGTAAAATGCGTAATTACGATTGGTTCAAAAAAACTTACGATTATATCGTTTACGATGTTCGAAATAACTTGCTGATTGCGGATTTCGAAGTTCATCATATTTTGCCGCGCTCTTTGGGTGGTTTGGATTCTCTCGAAAACAGAGTTAGATTAACGTATCGTCAACATTTCATTTGTCATTGGTTACTTTGGAAAATGTCGACCGGGAAAGATCGTGAAAAGATGGCACTTGCGTTCAAGTTCATGAAAGAAGGCCAACAAGGAAAATTTGTTGTATTGAATTCAATAACGTTCGCCAGAGTGAAGAAGGAAGCTTCACTTTTTCAGAGCAATCGACAAATTGGGATTAAAAAGCCGTATTTGAATGGAAATCAATTCGCAAGACACAAGCATACTCCCGAACAAAATTTGAGAAAAAGTAAACGTCAAATTGGTGGTAAAAGAAAACCCGAAACGATTGAGAGGATGAAAATTGCACAAAGTAAATCCGAAACTAAAAATCAAATTAGAGAACAATTGAAACGATATTGGGCAAAATGGCGCGTAGATAACAATCGTAAACCTCGTATCGGTGATGAAAAATATTTATGATATGGACATTGATCAATTATTAAAGGATGAAGAACTTGAGTTTGATCCTTTAGCGAATAAACTTGATAAAGGAGTTGATTCTGAGAATCAAGATATTGACTATTCAGCTCTCGCGCAAAGTTTTGATACGTCGTGGGGGAGATCTTCTACGCCGAAAACGGCTCAATTCTCCGTAAAATTCCAGCTCGATGGTGCGAATCGAATGATCGCAAGTTACTGTGCAATCGTCAATTTTGCAAGCGAACGTGACATGATTGAGCAAAAGCGAAGGTACGCATCTGAATCAACTGATATCTTGAAGGCTCACGTCAAGTTCATTAAGGACCGTTACAAGGGACTTTGTGGAAAGACGCTCAGTGTCGACGAGATGTTCACAAGTGATTCCGTTGAATGTATCTCAATGAACTTTTATAATCCTCGAAAAGTTGCTTATTTTCGCAAAAAAACCGCCTATCAAATCGGGTAACGTAAATGAAAATTTCACTGAAACAGCTCAAGTCAATCATTAAGGAAGAAATCTCATACAAGGACGTTGGAGACGAACCCGAAGTTTTAGATATGATTTCGTCATTAATCAACGTTGTTGTTGATCAACCTCAATTTCGAATCTTAGCAAAACCAGATCCGAGAGGTCCCAATCCAAAAATTGCAAAATTTCGACAAAAACTGTACAATGATATCGCACAATTGATAGATGATTCAATCAATCAGAACTTTAACGGCCCGTATTCAAAGTGAATTACTTACCTAGTTAATAGGTGTTATCAGCGAACGATAAGAGAAATGAAATCATCCGGTGCGGCCGCGACCCGAAGTATTTCATAAAGCGTTATGTTTTCATCCAGCACCCCACAAAGGGGCGAATTAAGTTCACAACATATCCCTATCAGGACGACGTTGTTGATGCACTTGAAAATCATCGTCACAACATTGTCCTAAAATCTCGCCAGCTTGGCTTGTCAACGATTGCAGCCGCGTACTCATTGTGGATGGCGGTATTTCACAAGGACAAGAACATCATTGTCATTGCAACGAAGCTTGAAACGGCTCAGAACTTCGTTAAAAAGGTAAAGATTGCGCTTTTATCATTACCACCATGGCTAGTTCTTCCGAAACACGATGATAAAGCAACGGCACTTAATTTCGATAACGGATCACGAGTCATTGCAATTCCCGCTTCTGATGATGCGGGACGTTCTGAGGCTATTTCTCTATTGATCGTTGATGAATGTGCATTTATCCGCAACTTCGATACCCTTTGGACAGGACTCTCACCAACCATTTCCACCGGTGGAAATGCATTCATACTTTCATCACCCAATGGTGTAGGCGGGCAATTTTACAAGTTATGGATCGGTGCTGAAGCAGGACAGAATAACTTCAATCCCATAAAATTGCCTTGGACGGTTCATCCCGAACATGATGAAAAATGGTTCAAGGAAGAGACAAAAGATCTTACTCGTAAAAAGGTAGCTCAGGAATACATGTGTGACTTCCTCGCATCAGGTGATACCTTCCTGCAAGTCGAAGATCTCGATTGGATGAAATCGAAGGTTCGTGAACCATTGCTAAAGACGGGATTTGACCGTAACGTGTGGATATGGGCTCATCCCGAATCTGAAAAACGATACGTCATCTCAGCCGACATTGCACGCGGCGATTCGCAGGATTTTTCAGCATTCCACGTCATCGATGCTGATGACGGTCAACTCGTCGCTGAGTACATGGGCAAGGCACCTCCCGAGGTGATGGGACAATTGATGGACGAGTACGGTCGTAAGTACAATATCGCCCTTGCGATCCCTGAAAATAACACTTTCGGTTACATGACCGCAATGTACTTGAAAGCGAATGGGTACCCTCGTATGTACTACAAGGATCATAAAGGTGATCCATTCAACTTTGTACCAACCGATGACATGTTGCCGGGGTTCTCCACACAAACTCATTCACGTCGAAACATTCTCACAAAATTCGAAGAGTTGATCAGAAACAAGATGATCAATTGTCCTTCGTCACGCCTCGTTCAACAATTACAAGCGTTCGTCTGGCAGAACGCGAAGGCTCAAGCGTTGAAAGATAGTCATGACGACTTGATCATCAGTATTGCAATTGGCATGTACGTCGTTGGAGGAGAACTTCAACAGGATTGCAGTCGGACGGATTTGACGGTGGCATTGCTGAATGCGACATCGCGAATGTCGAGAAGTGCAGATGAACTTCCAGGGCTGCGAGATCTTCCACCACCGATGAACCCTCAAATGATCACGACCACTTTTCAGCAAGTGAGGTCGGGAGAACGCGGAAGGCAATTAGTTCAAACGTTGCATCCCATGTACAATTGGCTTGTGGATAAATAACACAAAGTAAAATCTTTCAAAGGATGACGTTTTTGTGGATACGTAATCTTGATGAAATCGAAAACAATTTCTTACAAGATCTCCGAGGATCGTCTCAAGGAAATAATCGCCGAGGAATTGCAACGTAAGTTGCAGCTCGCGGAGAACCCTGATTCACTCACTGAAGACATCGATCACGAAGGTGCCGCAACGGTCTCTAAGGCTTCTTCGAAGCTTCTGAAAGCTCTTGCATCGTTTAAAGAAGATGCTAATGGCGGAATGCAAAGTGCTACGACGCCGCATCTCGATGCACTCGTGTCGACGCTTGAAGCGATGGTACAGAATCCCGCGAACTACACTGATAAGGTAAAGGTTGAACCGAAGCGAGTGAAGCTTCGTAAGGTTGAAGAAACCTTGCGCTCAAAATTCGATTCAAAAAAGCTTGCGGAATCTCGCTATAACTGGAAACCTGAGGCGATTGAGTTCATGAAGGATCTTCTTCGTACGAAGACTAAAACGGTTCCTGTGGGTTCAAATCAAACGAAGATCGCTGATACACTTCAGGACGTGAACATGATTCGGATGAAGAAACATTTCAAGGGTCCGTCGGGTCTCGTTGTCGTGTACGAACCGACACAAGAAGGGCTGGAAGAATTCGACAAGTACAGAACTTCATCGATGACGTCAAAGAAACCACAGGTTGAAAAGGTAAGCGAACAATGAAAATCACACTCAATGAATTAAGGCGAATTATTCGTGAAGAAAGCTCTCGTGGATGGGGTTCGAAACGACGCAAAGGTAAGGATCCCGCACAGTACGATGCAAACCGTGAAATAAACCGCGATGCGGATTGGGCGGTGGATCAGCTCAAATCAAAGGGTGGGATGTACGATGATTTGAATGATCGTGGTAATCAAAGAACGAGATTCAATAAATTGAGTCGTCAAGTCGATATGCCGTCACATCCAAATCGGGGTCTTCCTGGCCACGATGATGGTTGCAAGAACTGCGGCATGAAAGTTTCATTGCTTCCCAATGGTAAATGTGAAGATTGCGATTTCATGAACAATGAATCACGATCATGGGATGGTTACGAGCCTCGCTCATTATCAGATGGTGATGAAACATGCGAACTTTGTGGTTGCGAGGATGTTTCATTGACACCCAACGGTTTATGTGATGATTGTGATGACGCTGAAAACGGTCTAACCGAGGCGAAAGAAACTGAGACGACAATTGAAGCCACCGAGGAAGAAATCGACAAGCGAATCTCATCCATGGACGCTGATACGATTGTCGACAAGGATTACATCGATTCACATACGGGCGAAGTTTACCTTGAAATTGGTGATCGAGCGGGGGACTCTCAATTTCATCCTTCGTACGTTCCAAAAACGTATCGCGGCGAGAGCCCCGTCGATGTCTCATTTGATGATGATGATTTTCCCGATTACGAGGAAGAGGATCATGAATCGAACCTAGTATACGATACGTTCGTATCTCAGGTTGATAAGTTCGTTGCAGACCTTGATCTGTCAGAACACGGTGCTGGCCCGGAAGATACTGCTCCCGAATACGCTCGTGTGTTCTTACACATGCATCCCGAATGGAATGATAACAAGAAGCTCGGAATGAGCAGGCGACAGATCATCGATTACATCGCTAACTTAGCATTCGAAAAGTATGGAAACCGCTGATACAAGGTCAGCGATAGAAAGATCACGTCTCGGGAGAGAATAATATGAAACTATCATTAAAACAATTAAGAAACCTGATCAACGAAGAGATTAAATCAAAGAGCGGAGGGGTTCACCTTTCAACACTCGAATCAATCAATCCTCGTGCATACGAAGGATGGATTGAAATGCTCGTTGAAGATTGTAGTGATGAATTCATTGTTAACTCAAAGAAGGAAATTCGCGTCAAGACTCGTAATGGTGTTGGGAACCACTAAAAGGTCACGGAAATGAGAAACCTTAACGTCCAAGTAGATTGACATAAGATTTAGAACGATAAAGCAGTAAAAAGCTTCATCTCTTAATAGGGAAGCAAGATGGCAAACAAGCAATTAAAAGGATCAGAATCGCCCGAGAAGTTCTTTAAAAGAATGACTCGTATCTTCAAGAGCGGCGTTCAGGTCAAGCGAAAGATTCGTGCTCAAGATACCGCCGTCGTCGTTGCCGATAAGACGAAATCGTCTGGAACGTTGCTGTTTCAGAAGTCGTTCTCTCCAACGTACGCTTCAATCACGAGCAATGCTTACAACATCGCTGAGCGTCAAGTTCGTTACCAGGATTTTCAGCAGATGGAACAGACTGCTGAGATCGCTGCTGCCTTGGATCTATGGGCGGATGAATCTTCAAGTCCTGATGAACACGGGCGAGCTTTGCACATCTTTTCTGACAACGAGAAGATCAAGCAGGTTCTTGATGACCTGTTCTACAATCGATTGAACATCGAATTCAACCTTAGAAGTTGGGTTCGATCATGTTGCAAGTTCGGTGACTTTTTTCTATTGAATGACGTGCATCCTACTGAGGGTGTCGTTCATGCGTACCCAATTCCAGTCAATGAGATCGAACGCGAGGAAGGGTACGACCGCGATGATCCAATGGCGGTTCGCTTTCGCTGGGTCTCGCTTGGTAATAGGATCCTACAGAACTGGGAAGTATCTCATTTCAGGTTGCTAGGAAATGATTCGTTCCTGCCATATGGTTGCTCGGTCATTGAAGCAGCAAGACGTGTGTGGCGTCAATTGATCCTCATTGAGGATGCGATGCTTGTCTACCGTGTCACAAGGGCACCCGAACGTCGAGTGTTCTACATCGATGTCGGTAACCTCCCAGCGAACGACATTCCTGCGTACGTTGAAGCTCAAAAGCAAGCGCTTCGAATGAATCAGGTGCTTGATTCACAGACGAGCCGGGTTGATCTTCGTTATAATCCACTTCCAGTACATAAGGATACACCAATTCCATTACTTGATGGAACGACGTTGACGATTGAGAATCTTTCGAACAAAATGAAGGAGAATTCCAATTGGACACCTTGGGTTTACTCGATACAAGACAAGTCGCTTCGTATTGTTCCAGGTAAGGTCACCTGGTGCGATAGGAATTACGTTGCGAAGAAGCTGGTGAAGGTTTGGCTTGACAACGATTCGTACGTTCTCACCGCTCCAGAACACCCATTTGTGCTGAGGGATGGATCAAGCAAGAGAGCTGATGAGTTGGTGGTGGGTCAGGCTTTGATGCCATTTTACAGGGAACTAAGTGTTTTTAAGGAAAAAGTTGATGGTACAGATGATTTAGACGGATATGAAAAAATTTATGATCCAAAAACTCAAAGATTCGTTTATACACACCGTCGTGTTGCTGAAATTTTATCTCAACCAATAACCTTACCCGAAGGAAATAATAATTGGGTAACTCATCATGTTGATTTTAACAGGTTAAATAACGATCCTTCGAATTTATTGAGAATGGGAAATGTAGATCACTGGTATTTACATGCGTCTGAAATTACACGATACAATAAATCTGATCTTAAGAAAGAACGAACATCAAAGAACAACATTGAACGAAATTCAGTTGGTGCCATGTCTTGGTACAACGGTTCGGATCTTCACAAGTCTCATAATGAGAATCGTAAGATCGGTCAATTGAAAGATTGGGGAGATCAAGAAAAGAAAACTCAACGAAAGTTGAACATGCAATGGAAAATTCCGAACGAGATGATCGAGAAGATCAGTGATCTCATTCGAAAGGATCCAAAAATTTCTCGGGTTAAAATTCACGAAGAGATCAAGAATGATCAAGAATTGATGAACGCATTGATGTCGATTCAAACGCCTGCAAGAGATGTTTCAAAGTTCAGTTATCAAGGCTGGATGTGCGAATTTCAACGAAGAGGTCAAGGTAATGGATTTACTCAAATTCGTGAAGCTGTGTTGAATTACAAGAATCACAAGGTTTCTAAGATTGAATTCTTGGACGTTGACGGCGAAGACGTCTATTGCATGACCGTTGTTGGTTCCGCCGGTGAAGACGATAGACACAATTTTATGGTCCTCGGGTTGAATGAGGATGGATCTCAATCAGATTCTGGTGTTTCATTATGGAACAGTGTAGACGAAGATTATTTCATTCCTATTCGTGGAAGCGACACAGGTACCAAGATCGACACACTCGCTGCGGGGCAGAATACAGGAACCGTTGAAGACGTTGCTTACATTCAAAAGAAACTGTTCGCAGCCCTCAAGATTCCAAAGGCTTACCTTGGTTACGAAGAAGGTCTGAGTTCTAAGAGCACGTTGGCACAGATGGACATTCGATTCTCTCGTTCAGTCTCCGTAATTCAACGCACATTCATTGCGGAACTGAATAAACTCGCAATCATTCACTTGTTCACGCTCGGATTTCAGAACGAGGATCTTGCTAACTTCACGTTGCACTTGTCTAATCCGTCAACCGTCGCGGAGCAACAAAAGCTCGAACTTTGGCGGACCAGATTCGAAATTGGGGGTTCGTTACCCGAAGGTATGGGAACGAAGCAATTCGTTTACAAGACAATCTGGGGTCTCAATGACGATGAGATCGACCAGATCAACAACGACCGTGTCAAGGAAACCCTTGTGGATGCCACAATCGCTGCGATGGCAGAAGGTGGAGAAGCTTCCGGCCCCGGAGGCGGTGGAGGTGGTGGCGGGGGAGCACCTGCAGGTGGAGGATTCGATCTTGATGCCGGTGGCGAGGATGAGGACATCTTTAGCGATGACGATGCAGGTGGAAGCGCGGATGATTCTGGTGGTGAGGATGAGATCCCTGACGAGGAGAACGCAGGTCCCGAACCTCTCGAGGATGAGGATCCCGATTTGGAATTATTGACATCGAGCGATGATCAGGATGATCCCGAGACGTTCAAGATTCCTTCAATGAGGGATTCACCCGTGAAGGTTGCAAAGCAACTGCAGAAATCGCTTTACAACAGATCACGTCATCGTACACATGGTCCATCAAAGACTCACATGCCCGACTTTCTAGGCATGGTGAACAACAAACGTCGCGAAGATACAATGAACGACCCGTACGATACGAATGCAATGAAGGCACTTATCACGAATCCGTTCGGTGAATCAATTCGCAGGCCAAATGCGATATTGACGAATGATATCATGAGTGCGTTGAACAACATGAAACGTGAACACGATTCCGATCGTGTCGCAAAAGGTGGTACGTTGTTGTTGAATGAAGGTGATGAAGGTGTCGAAATTGAACTTGACGACTCGACGTCTGATGACGATGAACTATCGTTGCAAGAACAAGTATTCCATAATGAAAGAGAAGAAGAATAATTATGAGCAACGTCATGACATCGTCAAAACATAACAAGCGCAGAAACGTTCTTCTCGTATACGAGTTCCTGACTCGCCACGTCTCAGCGGGTCTTGTCGAAGGCAACAATGCTAAGTCTTCCAAGGCATTAAAAATACTGAAAAAGTCATTCAAACAAGGAACCGAACTTTACAATGAGTTCAGGGTGATGAATGCTCTTGCTAAGACAACCGTCACATCAGAGGCTGTTGCCTGCTCGATCATGAATGAAGCAAAAGTTGCTGTGAAAAAACACGATGTCGCAAAGCTCGACCGCGAAAAGTCTCACCTGATCAGGAACATCAACCACTCGTTGAACGATGCAACGTTCTTTGATCAACACGTTAGCGAGTACAAGACGTACGCGACGATGCAGGTACTCTTTAACGAGTGGCGAAACAAGAATCCCGACATTGCGACGCTTGCGTCCCACGAGGATTCACTTGTCAAATGGTTGACGAAAGAGAAAACTGAGACGGGCGAATCAACGCTTTCCGAGAATTCACCCGGTACGAATCGTTTGCTGATGAAGATCATGATGACAAAGCTGAACGAGAAGTACTCTGGAACGTTATCGTCCGAGCAAAAGGATCTAATTCGCGATTACGTTTGGTCAACATCAACGGATGATCCAGAACGCATTCGTGTCAAGCTAAACGAGGTGAAGTCGCAACTATCAACGTCAATCGGTGCTTGCATCTCCGAGAATTCCGGTAACGAGCACATGTTGAATCAATTGAACGATGTTCGAACGAAACTGATCAATGAGGATGTTTCTGAGATCAACGATGGTATCGTGACTCGATTCATGCAATACCTGAAACTCAATGATGAGTTTAACACAAAGGACGAAAAATGAAGATTGAACAATTAAGACGTCAGATTCGTAAAATCATCATCACTGAGGATCATCGTTCCGCCGCAACGGTTCCTCCAAAGTTTGCAAGCAGCGAGCTCGACGATGATGCTCCCGGAAGTCGACCTGAACTCGATCGTGAGGAACTCCTGAGAAAAGCAAAGAAATGCCGGACAGAGGCAAAACGGTTACTCGCTCAGGCTGAAGAATACGAACATCTCGCGAAGAAGGCTTGATAAGACAATGAACGGATCGAATCTTTTGCGTAAATTCATTTGTGAAGCAATCAGCGACAGCGTTCGTGAACGTGCGAACGGATTCATTGACGAGGCTGTTCAACTTTCGAACGACATCGCGGAAGGTGACAAACATTCTATCAAGCAACTTCAGCACGTTGCAAAGGAAATGGAAAGCTTGACGAGCTTTTTCAAGCGAAACGATGAATTGATGAACACGGCATTCAATCGTTTGCTCGAACAGGTGAACAAGATGGTGAAGATGACGAGCTTTTGGAATCGTCCACTTGCGATTGGAAAGCAAGCGTACTTTGAGAAGTTGAACGATCAAGCTGCGAACATCGAACACGAAGCATCGATCACGAAACATTTAATGGAGAAGGTGAAGAAACACAAGGTCTGGTGAAACTCACAATGATTGATGTGCATCGTTAAATTTTCGTTTCGTACATAATTACTTGTTATGAACGAGCAACGGATCATCACATCATACGAGGATTTCACCCCCGAAGTTATCACAGAAGCCATTACGGGAACTGATAGAAAAAAGATGATTCTTAAGGGAATTCTTCAGCGTTCGGATAGTGTCAACCAGAACGGCAGGATCTATACGAGAGCGATACTTGAGCGCGAGATCAGGAATTACCAGAAGTTCATTCTTGAAAATCGAGCATTGGGAGAACTTGATCATCCGTCCGAAAGTGTTGTTGAACTTAAGAATGTTTCGCACATCGTGCGTAAAGCTGAGATGGATGACAAGGGAGTCGTTACCGGTTTGATTGAATTGTTAGACACCCCTTGCGGGAAGATTGCACAGAGCTTGGTCGAAAGCGGTGTAAAAATTGGCATCTCATCACGTGGAGTGGGGTCAACAACAAAGAAAGGGGACTATCAAGAGGTCTCTTCCGACTACATTCTCATATGTTTTGACCTCGTCGTAGACCCAAGTACCCCCAATGCGTTCATGATCCCAGAAGGTAGAAAAATTTCTACAAAGGAATATGAAAAAATTCTAACTCGTTCTGATCGCCTCTCTAGGCTGATGAACGAGATTCTGATCAAGTGATCGAAGTGAGATTCACGCTATCTGATGTTTCGACGTTGACGTCGAATGAATTCTCGTTCACCTGATTGGGGGAAATTAGTACACTCTCAAAGAACGTTCGTGTGCATTACGGAATGCGTGAGTTGCATTCCTTCGCCTTTCGTCGCTTGATGACGATTGGTGATTCCTTCACGTCAATGACGTGTGAGCTGATTCTGAACGAGGTTCGATTCGTTGAAGCTTGAAAACATTCGTGCTTCGCATCACATGTGCAACGAATGTACGATCCCTGATAAGAAACACGATCGAATCCATCGCCATCAGTCGACATTCCAATTCGAGACGTCCATTCGAGCTTTCCACCTAATCCGCAATGAGGATTGAACGATTCGGAACGAGCTAGTATGTCGTACAAATCGAACGTTCGTGCTGTAGTATTACGCGTTTTGAATGCCATGAAAAGCTCATTGTAACATGAAATCTTTCAAAGAACATGAAAGAACGTTGCATCTTGAAACGCGTAAATACTAACCGTTAGTACCCTGTTTTTCTTGTACACCGTCACGTATTCATTGACATGAGCAATGACTGTGAACATATCATGAAGCGCGAACATCTCGTAATCACTGATGGAGGATGACCATATCTGAATTTTTCTCAGAACGTAGTACATCTCGCCAGGCAAGAGCTTGTTCAACAAAGATTGTCACACGTGCAGGATCGTGAACGGCGGACGAACTGCCGCGTTGTTGATACATGAAACTTCAAGTGCCTGTTTAATTCTTGCCTCAGCATTCTTGATGCTTCCGTTCGAATGCATCGCACCCATTGCAAGATCTGCACCGGATCCCATTGCATCGAAACCTTCTCGTGCTTCAGCAACTTGGTAATCCCCGTGAATTCCGAACAACTTTCCAGCGTGACCGACGAGAATGTCGGGCTGGAGATTATCTTCCTTCAAGCAGGAACGTACGGAATCTACGAATTCGTTCACCATGTACGTTGAAAGGTTACCTCCCTTGAACTTCGGAATCACCAATCGGTGTTGGATCAACTGACCCATCCTGAAGCTACCGCAGAATCCAAAAATGAAGCCATCACGAACGAACACCTTCTTGTCATTTCGTGAGCGTTGTAGCATGTTGGAACTCGTTCCAGCACTGTCGCCACCAATGAAAACTTTACCCTTGCTTTCGAGCCCAATGATACAAGTCATGCTAGTATGATACCACTATTTCTTTTGACGTATCACGAACGTTGCCCCGTCAATTTTATCCCGTTCGTTGTAGCAAATTTTTCTCGTACAGGTGGGATGGTTGTTCATGAAGTTGATGTGAAGATCGTAACCAGTACCGAGCTTACCGGTTGCATTCGTAATTACGACACTTAAAACCAACGATTGGTTACCGTGAACGACCCTTGAGACTAGCAAATCTCCGGGATAAAGGTGTGAATAAAGCATTGTCAAATATAAGAAAAGAAAGAGTTTTCGTACCCGTTAATTCGTGTGAAACCATCTGCTGCGGCGAGCTCGTTCTCATTTAATCCAAGTTCTTTGTTGTTTTTGAACGTTTGACGGTCGTAACGTTTACACATATCTGTCCACCAGTAACGCATCACAGTTTGACGTTCGTATCTCCAACCTGATAATTTGTATCCCCTGCCATCACCGATCCGGTTATCGACGTATGTTACCAATCCAGGTTTCATGGATGTTTTAGCGATTTTCAACGCTTCTTTTGTTAATTTACCCAACCAACCATGAACCTTGATGTTACATTTACATGCCGCTCTTGCGACCTCGAATCGGGATTCATTCGATCTTGATGCATTACGAGGTATTCTCAATGTCATGACGGCAATAAGTTCATCATTGAACTTCAATCCAATACACTTTGATGATTGAACGTGTCCCTCTAGGTGGTTATTTACCAGGAATGATTTCGATTGTGCATTATCGATCTCAACAAGTTCGCATTTTCTTGCATGTATCGTTCTGTCAAACACATTCAATCGTTGTTTGATCATTGATTCAACTATTTTTCGTTTTTGTAACCATTCATCTTCAAATATCGAAAAGAGACGAATTCCAACTTGTTTAGCAAGCAACGACTTCTTAACGTGGTAACGAGGATCTTTCAGCACGGCGGTTGAATGCCAATAAAGTCCATTGTATTCAATACCAAATTTCATTGACGGAACGTAGATATCGACCTCTTGAGGGAACAAGATAGTTCTATCTCCGGATACAACATCACCCACGTTAAGCGATTTGACGAAATCAAGAACTTCTAGTTGACCAATTGATCCTTTGGGATGACATGTATTACAAATCGGTCGTCCCCTGAATTGCATCAACGTTCTTTGTGCGGTGATACCGCAAGTCTTACACTTGATATCAAGTTGATTGTACTTGTTTCGATATAAGTTCGGGTCGGTCAAAAGATCGAACTTTCCTTTTGAGCTGTCTTCGAACACATTGATCAATTGATCAGGCTTGAAACGTTTTGCGGACGAATTCATGTTTGTTTTGACTGTGTGAGATATGTTTCTACCCAACAAACGTACACTTTCATTCGTATCCTTTGTTTGCCCCTTGATCCAAGCAATTTTTTCACCCGAAGCGAACTTTCGTTTCTTTGTTTCTGATGATTTCTTCAAACTTTCATGAGTATCTTTCGTTTGACCTTTTTGCCAGTACTCATAAGTTCCCGCTTCGTGTCCAATTGTCAACGTTTTTCCAATACGTTCAGACATTTCTGCAACACGAATGTCAGTTTCTTTCGTCAAACCATCATTCCATACCTTGTATTTACCAGAACGATAACCATCAGTACGTTTTTGAGCGAATTCTGCTTGTCGATCCGGATCGTTGTAGATTGAATCAATCACGGCGTTATGACCCCGGACGAATTTCACGGGATAACCAACCTTCCAACCGTACCATTTAACGGGCTCACTGCATTTTCCACATTTACAAACGGGGGTGATTCCGCAGTGATAGATTTTGTCGAACAATGCTTGATGGTTGGTACAGGAATGTGTGGACGACAAATGCTCAAGAAATTTCTTCTCTTGAGCAAAGTCTTTATCACAGTTCGGACATGAAATTCGTTTGAATTTCTTTTTTTCAGGTATTACTTCCTCACTCATGAAGAAATAATAATTATTAATTACGTAGCGTACAACTCTAGAGTTCCAATAACCATAAGTGGTTGAAATTGTTCAGAATTGGAGGATCCAATTGTCGGCACGGAGGGTACAAGAAATTTCCGTGGGTTCATGAGTATCGTAACTAAGTTCTCCAAAGTTGACCTCAGTCGCCCAGACGCCTTTTCCGTCCCATAAACTGACCACTGTACCTACCGGGTCCAACAATTTAAGTTGGACATCCCTCTTGTAAAAGTCAGCATACCCCGCTCGTCCCGAAACTGATTCGTAACAGAGTCTCAACCATTCCATCGTTTGCTGTGCCGCGGAAGGAGCAATCGGATCGTGAAGCGTGATTTGAACCGGTCCGAACGTGGTCTTACCAGCAAGGTAACGGTGAGCGTTGATGAATGGTATTGGAACCTCTTCCGTGGTCACGGTAGGTTGCTGCGCGGTCTTAAGCAAGAATGCATCGATGCCTTCGATCATGAACACCCACCTATTCTTTTGCTTGGGCTGAAATTGATTCGGTAACATTGACGTAACATCTAGGGTTTCTGCGGCCATATTGGAATTCTCCTACGAATAGTTAGGTAACAATTATTGTTTACGACCATTTACAAAGTTTTTTTGGTAATTACCTATTCATGATAACCGTATGATCCAATTGAATGAAGTTACGTGGTCTCGAATTTGTCCAACTTGTGATCAACCAACAACACATAAAAATCGTGCAAAATGTCTTTGTGCGGAAAAACTAAAAACGACATGTTCAAGTTGTTCTGCAAAGCAACGAGGAAAGAAAAGATCGGCACATGATTTATGTCCAATTTGTAAGAACGAATTTAGAGTCCTTGATGTTCAAGAACACTCTGAACTACATTCAACGACGCCTCAATTACTTTGGTTGTTAAAACATTCATGTGAAATTCCTAAGTGTCGATGTGGTTGTGGTGAATCAACGAACTGGGCAAATTGGAAAAAAGGCTTCAGTGAATTCTTGAACGGTCATAACGGAAGTATTTACACGTCCTACGACCTGCAAAAAGCTAAAGAAATTAGTGATAAAAGAAGATCAAAATTGATCGGGAAAGTTGGTTGGGCCAAGAACCAAACGATGGAAAATAACACAATAATTAAAAATCGTGCTCAAGCATCCGCAGCCGGAATACGCAAAACATTTGCTGAAGGTCGAATCGCCTGGTCAAAAGGATTGACGAAAGAAACCAATCCTGCCGTAGCCAGCATGGCTAAAAATTTAAAGGAGGGGTTCGCGAATGGAACGTACAAGCCGTGGGCAAAAGGATTGACGAAGGAAACAAATCCAACCCTTGCAACCATGGCAATGAATGTTTCTTTTGCATTAAAACAAAAGGAATTGCATGAACGGCTAACAATCATTAAAAGATTGACTAAAAGCGAAATTTTAGATCGAATCAAAACCAACAGCAGCATCGAATTGCTTGATGATCTTTCACCGTATTTGTCGTTGACATCGACAAACATAAACGTTAAATGCAAACTTTGCAATGAAACGTTTAAATCATCAATCAATAATCTTGTAAGTGGAAACCGGTGTTACATTTGTTCTCCCGCTTGGATCTCATCTGGACAATCTGAAATCATCAATTTCGTCAAAAGTTTGAATTTTTCACCTCTGGTAAATGACAGATCAGCGATTAGTCCTCTTGAGCTTGACATATATGTACCAGAACGTCGATTCGCAATCGAATACAATGGCCTGTATTGGCATTCCGAGCTGAATAAAAGTGCAATTTACCATGACAACAAGACGAACAAATGCCTTACGAGTGATGTTCGTTTATTTCATGTTTTTCAAGATGAATGGGGAGAAAAATCAGACATCGTTAAAAGCATGATCAAGCATCGTTTGGGAATTTTTGATCGTGTAATTGGGGCTCGTAAATGCACGATACATGTTTTAAACAACAGGCAACGAATAGAATTTTTTGAAAAAAATCACATTGATGATGATTCATCCGCAGGAATGTGTTTGGGTTTAATTCACAACGATGAATTAGTGGCCGCATTATCATTACGAAAAGCGTTTCATAAAAAATACGAAGACGCTCTCGAGGTTGCTAGATTTTGCACTAAAACGTTCACAGCCGTGCCAGGTGCTTTGAGTCGTTTAACTTCACATGCTAAAATTTATGCAAGTTCGATGGGATACAAGCGATTGATCACTTACGTTGATTCAAGATTAGGAACCGGTGAAGCTTATAAAAAAGCTGGATTTTCCCTTGTGTCAAACACAAAACCTCGATTCTGGTGGACTGACATGAAGTACCGTTTCAATCGTTTCAAGTTCCGTGCCGATCCAAAAAACAACATGACGGAGGCTCAGGTTGCTGGGGAAGCGGGTGTAGTGAAAATTTGGGGGTGCAAGAATTACGTGTTCGAGCTCATCATTGAATGATCAAACATTCCTGACTTCGTTCCGCATGTTGTGTTAGGATACATGTTAAACCTCACATGATGTTCAAAGATCTCCAGCCAGGAAATTTGTTGGTTTATGGCAATGTTCTACTTGTTCTTTCGATAGAATCTAAAAAGCACTCGTGTGGAATGACAATCTCGTACCTGGGAAACTATGGCGTGTTTCGTCAAGTGTACCATCAAGAATCTTGCATAGATCAATCAATACGAGTCGTTAAATGACTTACGGTGAACTCGTTCCGGGTGACTTGCTCATCAATGACGCTCTTGGTACCATCATCGTCATAGCAATTGATACCACAACCGTGTTGTTCGGGAACGATACTTCGGCACATATCAAACTATCGTTCCTTAGTACCTATAAGTCAATGTTCAACGTTCACATGCCATCGATGCAACATTGCACGAGCTTCGTTCGTTCAACAACTATACAACCCTCGTTGTCAAAAAAGAGGTAGTTTTTCAACGAACCGTCCACTGTTAAGACTGAAATGCTTCTATCGAACGCATTGCACCGCGTCTTTTGGTTTGCAATGACGAGACCTTGCATGTCACGAGCTGAGTGAATTAGAACGTCGCCTGGCTGAAGATCTTTGATCAATAACTGCAATCGTAGTACCTCGGCCACAATTTTATCTTACATACTTATCGACGTGAATGCGTTGAAATTGTACGTACAAAACGTCTTGAATGAAAGAATCCGCTCGACAAGTGTGACATCTCCCCACGGTGATCTGAACGTGGGACCGTTCAAGCTTGAACAATTCAAGAAAATGAGCGGGCTTGCACAGATGCAAAATTACGTTGTTAAACGTCTTGAGTACGTTGCTGAGGGATCATCACGGCAGACATTCGTTTTAACGAGCACAAAGGTTCTAAAACTTGCCATCAATCGAGCAGGAATTGCTCAAAACGAGCAAGAGGTTGAGGTATTCACGGATCCTCGAACAAAAGATATCACGACTCGTATTTACGAGTACGATCCCGACTTTTTTTGGATCGTGAGCGAGCTTGTCAAACCATTCGATGACAAGGATGACATTGAAGAATTTCTTGACGTTAGAATGCCGAATGCGACCGTTACAGCGGTCGATTTTTACGATTTTGTACTTGACGCAAGCGTCGGTGATGAACCATCGTATGAATCGCGTGCAAAGCTTCCCAACAGGGTAAAACAGGATTTAGAACGCATTGCAAAGATGATTGAAGATCTTGTCGATCATCATAACATGTTGCCGGGTGATCTTGCGAAGGAATCTTCGTGGGGAAGATCATCTGATGGACGTCTTGTGTTGTTGGATTACGGATTCACGCATCGTGTTAGAAATGATCACTATACATGATGCATGACGGGTTCGCAGTGACATACTTACATCTAAATGTCGCTCAACAACGCATCATCAGGTCTTTTTAACGCCGTCGAATACCAAGCTCCGGGATTTCCCTGGTTGACTTCTAGCGCGGCGAACACGACTCCTTCGAAGCTCAATTTCTTCAAGGTCACTCGAGGAATCACGGTGCGAAATCTGGGTGCAACACCGTTGCATATCGGGTTCACGCAATTGGGCGTCACCGCAACGGGTTCCAATAGGTACACGATTCCCGCTTCTACGTCAGAGCGTCTCGAGATTCGAACCGCAGTGCTTTGGCTTCAGGCTGAATCAGGAACCGCGAACTACAGCATTCTTGCCGAGTTAACGTTGATTGATGCAAAAATGATGCCCGAGCTCACTGGATCAACGTTGTCGGGTTCGGGTCAAGGATTTGGGTGGCAAGGTGTCGGGTGATGCAATTTTTTATTTAAGTAATTCAATTACTTACACGAGGATTCTATAATGGGCGGTGCACTTTACGATAAGGGTCGAGAAGCGTTTCTTGGTCCAGCAACAGGTCAGATCAATTGGTTCAATGACACGATCAAAGCGTCATTGGTCAGTTCATCGTATGTTCCAGATCTAACCTCGCATCAGTTCGTTCCGTCAATTCATGCTCACACGGCCTCTCTGACAGCACAAACGGTCGGTTCAAGAACCGTGACTAACGGAGTGGCGGACGGTGACGATGTTTCATTCACTGCGGTTGCAGCGAACTTCGTGTTCGATTACGTTGCTCTTTTCAAGGACAGTGGTTCACCGAACACGTCACAATTGATTGCGCTGATCAGTGGATCTGGAATGCCACTGACATCATCGGGAGCCGATATTTCTATCGTGTGGTCCAACTCAGCGAACAAAATATTCAAGTTGTAACATACGTAATTCGTGTCATTCATAATTGCTGATTTTGTCAGAGAAACATCTCTAACTACCGGCACGTTCGCAATTCAGCTAAGCGGGTTAAGGTCACCTGGACAAACGTTTTCATCCGTGCTCGCGAACGGTGACACGCTAGATTACACGATAGCTCATGCTTCGTTGAATGAGTTCGAAACGGGTCTTGGAACGTACGATTCAGGAACGAATTCATTAGCTCGTTCGCTAGTTTACGCTTCATCGAATGGAAATTCTTTAGTAAATTTCAGTCCAGGTACGAAGAACGTTGATCTAAGCTATCCCGCTGAGCGTATCAAGCAAACTACAAATAGCATTCTGAATCTATCTGCTTCGGTGACAGCGAGTTTCTTGTCAGCAAGCAATTCGTTATCGTTCACGTCATCATCGTTATCTGTAACGGATCGTTCAATTCAATCGCAGATCAACTCCGTTTCAACGTCAGCAACTGCAAGCTTTTTGTCCGCATCGAATTCGATCACGACAACCTCTGCATCGATAAACAATACAATCACAAACCTCAGAACGCCACAATTCGTTGTGCTTGCAGCAACGGGTGAAACCACGAATGAACGTGTTCTGACGTCAGGTGGGGGCGTGACACTAGCTGATGCAGGTGCGGGTTCTACGTTGACGCTAGGAATCAATAATTCCATCGTTGCAACGGTCTCGGGAACAACGTTCACTCAATTGACGGGATCCATTCAAAAAACCGCATCCGGTGTTTCATACCTGGCTGGAAGCCCCGACGTTTTCATCTCTTCGGCCTCAAATGGTCAGATAGGGGTTTCATTAAATCCTTCGTTCAGTTCTTCTCTCGTCAACGTCATTAATTCCGCGACATCTTCGTTCAATACATTGACATCACGAATCTCCTCCGTAGAAGTTTCTGCGACAGCGTCATTCTTGTCCGCGTCTAATTCGATTGGGGGACTGAGCTCGAGCGTCGTTCTGTCGTTCGTATCTTCGTCTAACGCTCTTACTGCGGCCTCATCGTCGTTCGTAACGACGATCAACAATTTAAGTTCCACCGTCGTTTCTTCGTTCCTGTCTGCATCTAATTCTATTTCTGCGACTTCGGCATCGTTGAGCGTCACCGATCGATTGCTTTCTCAGTCTTTGGTCAACGTTATCGTTTCGACGACGAGCTCGTTTAACACTCTGACAAGCAGGATTACCTCAGTCGAGGTATCTGCAACCGCAAGTTTTCTTTCAGCTTCTAATTCAATCAACTCATTGAGTTCAAGCGTTGTCTTGTCATTCGTTTCTTCATCGAACGCTTTGACAACAACATCAGCATCGTTTGCAACATCTGAAAGATTATTGTCACAATCTCTAGTTAACGTCATCAATTCTGCGACGTCTTCGTTCAACACGTTGACAAGCAGGATTGCTAGCGTTGAGGTCAGCGCAACCGCATCATTCTTATCTGCGTCTAACTCGATCACTGCGACATCATCGTCGTTCGTTACGACGATCAACAATTTAAGTTCAACTATTGTCGCTAGCTTCGTATCTGCGTCAAACGCTTGGATTGACAAGGCTTCGAATCAAACGATGACGGGAAACAAGTCATTTTCGGGCGGTTTGTCTGGCTCGGTTCAGAACCTATCGAACGGTACTTCGTACCTCGTTGCTGGTACGAACGTTACAATTGCATCGGCTTCGAGTGGACAAGTAACGATCTCTGCTATTTCTGCTGGTTCCGGTGATCCGAACGCGTCTTATGTTGTGATCGGTCTTACTGGATCACTGAATGCTGAACGTGCATTGACTGCTGGCACGGGATTGTTGTTGACTGATGGTGGTGTCAATTCGAACGTTACACTCGCGATCACTTCCGAATTCAGTTCATCATTACGGGACGTCATTGCATCGGCAACGTCTTCGTTAAATGTTCTTACTTCACGAATCACCTCTGTCGAAGTTTCTGCCACTGCGTCGTTCTTATCAGCATCTAATTCAATCGCTGTGACATCATCTTCGTTTGTGACGACGATCAATAATCTTAGTTCGACGGTTGTATCATCGTTCCTATCGTCATCAAATGCCACCCAATTAACCTCGGCTTCGTTTGCAACGTCAGAACGCCTTCTTTCGCAATCGCTGGTTAATGTGATTACCTCTGCAACGGCATCATTTAACACGTTGACATCACGAATCTCCTCCGTAGAAGTTTCTGCGACAGCGTCATTCTTGTCCGCGTCTAATTCAATAGGTTCGTTAAGTTCAAGCGTCATTCTTTCATTCGCTTCTTCGTCCACGTCACTACAAGCAACATCAGCTTCGATCAACGGAGCGATCACCAATCTTCGAGTACCAAGTTTTGTCACCCTAGGAACGTCTTCTGAGTTATCAAACGAACGCGTTCTAACTCAAGGCGGTGGAATCACGTTGACTGATGCGGGGGCTGGATCCACAACAACCCTCGGAATCAACAACAATTTGATAGCAACGGTCACAGGATCCACCTTTGCTCAACTTTCGGGTTCCCTTCAAAGGTTAGCAGATGGAACTTCTTACCTCGTAGCGGGGGCTGGAATGACAGTCTCAAGTGGTTCGAATGGTCAGATAACTTTAACAACCACGCTCGCTGATCCCGGTGCTGCGTATGTCTTGATTGGAACGACAGGATCTCTTGCGAACGAGAGAGCACTAGCTGTTGGCGCGGGATTGCTTTTGGTGGACGGTGGGGCGGGTGGAAACGTAACTCTATCGATAACGTCTGAGTTCAGCTCATCCCTTAGGGATGTCATTGTATCCTCAACGTCATCGTTGAACGTTTTGACATCGCGAATTGCTTCAGTTGAAGTATCTGCGACGGCCTCGTTTTTGTCTGCTTCTAATTCAATCGGATCATTGAGCTCAAGCATTGTTCTTTCATTCGTATCAGCGTCGAACTCGTTACAATCAACATCGGCTTCATTTGCAACGTCAGAACGCTTGCTTTCTCAGTCCCTCGTTAATGTTATCGTCTCAACAACTGCAAGCTTTTTGTCTGCTTCAACGTCAATTACAACGACGTCGGCATCAATAAACTCAACAATCAACGCATTGAGAATTCCTTCGTTCATTGCGCTTGCATCGTCAAACGAGCTAACAAATGAACGAACTTTGACTCAAGGCGGGGGTATCACATTAACGGATGCTGGTGCTGGTTCGACGCTAACATTGGGAATCAACAACAACGTTATTTCCACCATTTCGGGTTCAACATTTTCCCAATTAACAGGTTCCATTCAAAAACTCGCTGACGGAACTTCGTACCTTGTCGCTGGTTCTAACATTACGATTTCATCCGCATCGAACGGTCAGATCATGATTTCTTCTCCCACATCGGGAGGCGCCGCTGATCCGGGAGCCGCATACGTTCTAATTGGAACGACGGGTTCACTTGTAAACGAAAGAGCTTTAGTTGCTGGTACTGGTTTATCGTTGACTGATACTGGTGCTGGCGGAAACGTAACTTTAGCTATTACTTCTGAATTCAGCTCATCGCTGAGAGATGTCATTGCGTCTTCGACATCCTCATTTTTATCTGCTTCGAATTCAATCACTGCAACCTCATCTTCGTTCGTAACGACGATCTCAAACCTAAGTTCAACGGTTGTCGCCTCATTTCTATCATCGTCAAATGCATTAACTTTTACTTCCGCTTCGTTCACCAGTACTGATAGATTGTTATCACAATCGCTGGTGAACATCATTGTTTCGACAACAAGCTCGTTTAATACGCTGACATCAAGAATTGCGTCCGTCGAAGTATCAGCAACAGCATCGTTCCTATCTGCTTCGAATTCAATCGGATCATTGAGTTCAAGCGTTATCTTGTCATTCGCATCTTCGTCGAACGCTCTAGCGGCAACATCGTCCTCGTTCGTAACGACGATCTCGAATCTCAGTTCGACCGTCGTAGCCTCGTTCTTATCGGCATCGAACTCGATCTCCACAACATCAGCATCACTCAGTGTTACCGATCGATTATTATCTCAGTCTCTAGTTAACGTCATAATTTCTACAACATCATCTTTCAACACGTTAACGAGCAGGATTGCTTCGGTCGAAGTATCTGCAACAGCTTCATTTTTATCAGCTTCAAACTCAATCACTGCGACATCATCGTCGTTCGTAACGACAATTTCAAATCTAAGTTCAAGTGTTGTTACAAGTTTCGTATCCGCATCAAACGTTTGGGTTGACAAGGCCTCGAATCAAACGATTTCAGGCAATAAATCATTCTCTGGTGGTCTTTCAGGTTCAGTTCAGAATCTATCGAACGGTACGTCGTACATCGTCGCTGGAACGAACATAACGATCACCTCTGCTTCAAGTGGTCAGGTAACCATTTCATCAACTGCGACGGGTGGGGGTGCCGATCCGGGTGCAAATTACGTGCTCATCGGAACCACAGGATCGCTTGCGAATGAACGAGCCTTAACCGCCGGAAGTGACTTAAATCTAACCGATGCGGGTGCCGGGGGAAACGTAACCATTGGATTGAATCAATCGTTCAGTTCGTCGTTGGTGAATGTAATCAATTCAGCAACCTCTTCTTTCAATGCATTAACGAGCAGGATTGATTCCGTTGAAGTTTCTGCCACGGCATCGTTCCTGTCGGCTTCGAATTCGATCGGTGCATTGAGTTCAAGCGTTGCATTATCTTTCATATCGGCATCGAATGCCTTGACAACGACCTCTTCTTCGTTCGTAACGTCGATCAGCTCCTCGTTTTCAGATTCGATCTTTGCAGGATTGAGAGTTTCGCAATCAACGTTCGATGCGACTGGAAGCGTCTCATCGATTCCAGATTCGTACACAACGAATCCCGCGACGCAAACTAACAACCTTCGACGTCCGACGTTTCAATACTCGGACAACGGACAACCTTGTTTAAGGTTCCTCACGAACGACACGCTGAGCTGGCCCATAACACCTTCGAATTCTGGAAATCAAAGGTGGGGCGTTGCATTTTGGGTCAAGTTCGATGATCTATCTGGAGTGAAGGCTCTCTTCACCACAATGACAACCGGCGGTGCTTCCGCGAATCGACTTCGATTCTACCAGCAAACTTCCGGTTTGACATGCGAGATCTACGCAACGTCAGTGGCCGGCAGGTTCGTGAATGCTGCGAACTGTCTTACTTTGGGTTGGAACTTCGTATCGTTCGAGTACGACTCGTTGCAACCCACAGAAGCTACCAAGGCGGTGATCACCGTCAATGGTTCAGCACGTACAACGTCGTTCGGTAATCAAGGCGGGGGCGCTGCGATCGGTGACCTGATCTCGGTCACGGGAACTCATGTCATCGGTGACATTCAAAATGGAGCGCCCAGCCTTCCATTGAATGGCGTCATCGGTCCGAATTTATTCCTGTTCGGAAGTAAAATGTTCCAAGCAACAACGGGATTGTTGACGAATCGAGCTCGCCTCCAATTGATGGATTACGAGAAACCGATTGATCTTGCAACGATCCAGCCAGGACTCGTTGATCTCACGACGACGCAATCGATCACCGGAAGCAAGACATTTCTGAATGGACTTTCGGGATCATTACAACAATTGTCGGGGGGATCATCGTACCTCGTCGCTGGTACGAACGTAACGATTGCTTCGGCTTCGAATGGACAGGTAACGATTTCATCAACGGCAACGGGAGGTTCGGGTGATTCGAACGCATCGTACGTCGTCATCGGGTTAACTGGTTCACTTAGCGCGGAACGTGCTCTTACAGCAGGAACTGGTTTGTCGTTGATCGACGGTGGTGCCAATTCGAACGTTACGTTAGCAATCACGAATGAATTCAGTTCATCGTTACGAGACGTCATTGCAACAACAACATCTTCGTTCAATAACTTGACGTCAAGAATTGCGTCGGTCGAAGTTTCAGCAACGGCGAGTTTCCTTTCTGCGTCCAACTCAATCGGTGCTTTGAGTTCGTCAGTCGTTGCTTCGTTCCTGTCAAGCTCTAACGCTTTAACATTCACGTCTGCATCATTGAGCGTGACCGATCGTTTATTGTCACAGTCACTCGTCAACGTTATAATTTCTGCGACAGCAAGTTTCTTATCCGCGTCGAACTCAATTCAATTACTAAGTTCAAGCGTCGTCGCTTCATTCCTGTCTTCATCGAATGCTTTAACGTTCACATCAGCTTCTTTACGAGATGCAGACAAATTACTTTCACAGTCGTTGACGAACGTCATTGTTTCTGCGACCGCATCGTTCTTATCTGCTTCGAATTCGATCGGTTCGTTGAGCTCGAGCGTCGTTTTATCGTTCGCATCCTCATCCGTGGCTTTACAAACTACATCAGCATCAATAAATGGAACGATCGCCAATCTTCGAGTTCCCAGCTTCGTAACGTTAGGAACGACAATTGAATTAACGAATGAACGTGTTCTCACACAGGGTGGTGGAATAACTCTCACTGATGCTGGTGCAGGATCGACCGTAACACTGGGTATCAACAACAACACGATTGCCACCGTTTCGGGAAGCACGTTCACTCAACTCTCTGGTTCTCTTCAAAAGTTAGCTAACGGCACGTCATATCTGGTCGGTGGCATCGGCGTCAACGTTACAAGTGCATCTAATGGCCAAATAACGTTGACAACAACGGGCACTTTGCTTAGAGCGCCTCAATATTGTTTGACAGGCACTTTGAGTATAATTCATCCCGTCGGTACTAGAATCATCTTTGTCAAAGGAGTCGGCGGCGGCGGTGCGGGAGGGGGCTCGGCCGCTACCGCTTATACGGGCGGCGCTTGCGGCGGGTCCGCAACATACGCAGAAAAAACAATCACGATATCATCGTTAACTTCAACGTACGTGATCGGCGCGGCAGGTGCTGGAGTCTCAGGTGCGGATGGTGGCGACGGGGGAAGTAGCTCGTTTACGAATGGTTCCACAACCGTCTCCGTACCTGGTGGTAGCGGTGGATCAATATCATCAACTGCAGCGGGTACTTGGGTCACTGCCGCTGGTGGACCCGGCGGCGGCAATGCTACAAATGCTGACTTTTCAATCAACGGACAAAGAGGTGGTTCTTACGTTCGTGATTCCCAAGTAACGCCCGCTCGATGGCACACGGATGCCGGAGGAAGTTGTTGTTTGGGTAACGGTGGGGCAAGTCAAGCAAGAATTGACAACACGTCAGTTGCTGGCGGAGCTGCGACAGGCTTTGGTTCAGGCGGCGGCGGCCGTCTGCAAGGTAATTCCGCGGTGGCAAACCCCGGCGCCGCGGGAACTGCTGGTGTATGGATGGTTGAAGAGTATTCTGCTAAAATTAAACGTTTACAAGTAGTTGAATTTTTATACGGCCCAGATCATGAAAGAAAGAATGTATTTTGTGTACGCAGATCGAACAGATGTAGGTGAACCTTTAGAGCCCCCGGCGAAAAGCGATATTTAACTCATGTCTGCGATCGGTACATTTGCAATTGGTACGAGGGCGATTGCTGATCAGAACGATTCAGAGTCATCGATACAAACGTTTTACGCTGAATCAATAAATTCAACAGAACGTTTTAATGAACCACGATTCATTTGTACGGTACTTTTTAATTCACTAAATTCGGATGAGATAGTAAATGACGCTAGCGTGTCATCGCAATCAAGTGCGATAATTTCAAACGTTGGTAACATTGCTAGCAACGAATCTTTCACATCGTTCAACACGATCGTTACATTACATGTTGACTCAATTCGTTCCGAGGAAAGATTCAACGAAGCGAACGTTTCAACAACGTACGAAATCATCGTTTCCGATCTAGGAAACATTCAAAGTCAGGAGCGCGTAGATTCAGTTACTACGGTCGTTACTTTACGCGTCAATTCAATTTCTACAAATGAAGCCGTCAATGATGCGAATGTTTCCACAATTGCGAAGATCGTAGTTTCGAACGCTGGGGACATTTCAAGTTCTGAAAATATTCAATCGCCCACAATCAGAACGACATTTCATGCTGGATCCATCGAATCAACTGAAAAATTTGATGAAGCAAACGTCTCAACACCGCCAGTCATCACAATCCCGGTCGTCGGAGGCGTTGCGAGTCTCGAAGCGTTCGAATCGTTCGCCGTAAAACAAACAATACGATTCACTTCGATTGATTCTTTGGAAGAATTTGGTGATCTAAGTACAATTTCTAACGTTGGAGTTCAACTCGAATCGATTCCTGGTTCTGAAAACGTTAATGGATTCGCAGTCAAAACGATAATACACGAACTTTCGGCTGAAAGCGAAGAACGCTTCGGTGAGATTCAAGCCGTATTTGATTCCACGATTTCGAACGTTGGAATCGAGGGAAGCGATGAAACCTTCGGTGAATTCAATGCTACGGTCGTCTCGGAAGCCGATGATACGAACGTCATCGACATACAAGCAATGTTGCTACGACGTCGTCGATCCGGTGGATCATCGTCGAGTCACCAACATGAATCCTCTGAAGAAAAGGATCAAATCATTCGTGCGGCAGCCCAATTGATGGAGGTTAACTTGAAACCTCGCAATGATGTCTCTGGTAAAACGATCATCAAATTTCCAGCGAATCAGGGTAACGCGATGAAAAAACAAAGGATCATCTTTGAAAGATTGGTCGTTAATAATATCGACGTGAAAGTTAATTATGTGAGAAGAAGAAAACAATGAACGAGAACGATGACATTGAACTTGACTTGATGGAAACCAACGAATTGATCTTCAACGTTAAGGTTGAAGGTTCGAATACGATTCACGAATCAAGGCTACAAATACGACAAAACGACATTTCGTACACGTTCCATGGCACGAGCGTTGCTGGTGACGAGGGTAACGTATCGTTCATGATTCCCGAAAGCCTGATGAAGGAGGGGACGTACGAATCAAAGGTTGAGGTCATTGTTGGTAACAAGATCCTCGTTCCGTTGAAGTTCAATTCCGTTTTCAAGCAAGCGTTGAAGTCAAGCACGGAATTGATCGAAGCGAACGTCAACTTGAATGATTCTATCGTCGTCGAAGCGAAGCACGTCATCAACAAGAAACACGTATCAGCGAACAAATCATTGAAGGAACGATTCCTGTCAAAGAAGTCTCGCCAGCCAGTGATTAAACGCTGAACGTTTTAAAGTTAGAATTTACACATGAAAATAGCGAAAAATGAATTGAAGAATCTCATTAAAGAATGTTTGATAGAAATTCTTTGTGACGGGATTGGGGAAAACTTAATTGAGGCTCGAAAGATGAACTCTCGTCATCGTGAACCCATCCTAGAGGGTCGAATTGACCAGAGAAAGCTAAACAATCCAATCGCTCAGCAACGCACGAACGTTCTTAATAACGCAATCGCTGAGGCTGCGGGCAAGAACTCCGTGATGAAGGACATCTTTGCTGATACCGCCGAGAGAACGTTACCTTCGATGCTTGAAGGCAACAAAAAGGGTTATCAACCGGTAGGAACATCGATCGAAGAAGCCTTGGTTCATGAAACGGAACCCGAAGATTTGTTTGGTAGTGAGAACGTTGATCGTTGGGCAAAACTGGCATTTGAATCGCCAGTGATAAAACGGCCTGGTTAATGAAAATGAAAAATAAGCTTCGAGCATTGATTAAGTTGATCATTGAACACAATGATCCTTACGTGGCCCTTAAAAGGTCGGGGTAAGATCAAGAAAACATCTAAAATTTTTTATCACGTATCGATGCAGGATCACGGAGAAAAATTCACGCTTGTACCTCGAATTCCTCGTGATGCAATTGGCATGGAAGAAGAAGACTTTACGACCCCTCGAGTTTGTCTTGCATCAACGACGAAAGACGCTTTCGAAGCGTTGGGATTCAATGTGAACAAAAGTGGAAAAATTTATACCGACGAATTATCAACGAGTGGACACAATGTCGAACATTTGTGGATCTATAAATGTTCACCCAATGTTGTTTTCATTCCTTCGAATGGGGAATATCCCGAGGGTTCATTCAAGGGAAGTAAACAAGAACGAGCTGAAGCCTTGAAAGGTTTTGTACCAGATGCAGGTGATACGGGCGAAGTATGGGTACTTGAACAAATTGCGGTGACATTAGTAAAAGTTATCGATGTTCCTAGCGGGGCATGAAAAATTCATCAACGTTTCTAGAACACGCATACTTAATTGAAGCGAGCCCGTTAAACAGGAGAAAAACTACAAATGAAATCATTGACCAAAGAAGGCCTAAAACGACTAATTCAGCAAGAAGCTGCGAAAATGAATGCCCCTGAGGATGTCGAGAAGGTTGCTGCGAAAACGAAAGAAGTTGACGCCGATGAGTATGGAACCGACAAGAGCCTCGAAAAGCACATTGACATGGTTTCCGCCCTCAAGATTGAGGAATCTCGTCTACTCCGTCGGCTCAAGACCCTCCGTGAATCGAAAGCACGCATCCTGAAGACGATCAAGAATCGAAAGTAATCTCCTAATGAAGATTTCACTGAAACAACTCAAGCAAATCATCAAAGAAGAGATTTCAAGATCACGTAAGGTCTTGAAAGAAAGCACGGGCGAAGCGGGAGCTGAGCTCGTTGATGAACAGAATTGCTGGCATCTCGAAGTTGGTAACGAGTACAAGATAGATGGTTCTATTTCAACGTTCGTCGGTTGGTTCGATGATACGGGTTCTGAACTACCTGATGATGTGAATGATGATCCGACTCATGTGCTTTTAAAGTTTCAAGATGTTGATGGATTCGAATGGGAAGCTTACTGGAATGAAGGAAATTTCTGTGTAGGCTCTTCTGCCGATCCTTTGAGGGTTGCAGAGGCTGAGTCAGAATCGCATGTTTACGACGAAGAAAATTTGTAAAATGATGAAAGAAGTTTCACGAAAAAGCGTTGAAAATGGAAATCATTCATTTCAAGGTGGCGAAGTTCAAAGACGATATTGGGCTAATTGGAGATTAAAGAACAACAAAAATCCTTATCCCGATGATTGGAAATATTTATCTACGAAAGAAGGTCAGTGATGTCAGGTCAAGGAAAATATTCCGTGTACGTTCCGGTTGCAAGCGTGAAGAATTCACGGCTTGCTAAGTTGTTTCGGGGCAACGATACTATCGATTCTCCGTTTGCTGCGGCCATGGCAAGCGGCGATCAGGAACAGGCGCGTAAGGATACGGTCGAACGAGCAAAGGTGTTGCTGCAACCAATCCACCAAACTGGTGACCTGAACTACGCTCCTGCTGGCGTCAACATGGATTTCTCAGGTGATCCAAACGGAATTTCTCCTCCAGATCTTACTCAGGTCAAGTGGCGAAAAGCTGGTGATCCTTCGAATGGCTACTTTCCTGATCTTCGTTCACCTGGCCCCGGGGTGACAGATAATCATACGCGTGATACGGATCCTGAGATCACAATCGAAGAGATCGAAGGTCAAGGTTACATTCCCGGGCAACCCGGTGTTTCAACCGCGACATCACCAACGTCAAAGATCCCCGCAATCGTTCAAGCGAACACTTTGGGTGAAGTTCTCGCACTTGGTAAGTCAAGCCGCAACGAACCGAGCGGATTTTAAGGGAATAAGAACATGAAAATTTCATTGAAGCAACTCAAGCAGGTCATCAAGGAAGAAGTTAAACGATCTTCGAAATTGAATGAAAGTCCATTTAGCATGGGGAATCCCGCTCCGTCTGGCAAGGAACAATGCGAACAATGCGGCGTCGATGATGATTACCTCGATGAGAATGGTCTTTGTGAGGATTGTGCAGATGTTGAAAGTGGGGCAGAGTGTAGTTGGTCAGACTGTGACAATAGGTTGAAACCTGGTACCAATCCCGATGGACCGAATGGTACATGTTCTGCTTGCTTAGCGATGGGAAGAGTTTGAATTAGAAAATTCTTTCTTTATATCGAAAGACGCTTGACTGCGTCTTTCGTCGCATTCAGCGTAACGCATTGTGAATGCTTCTGTGATGAAAATTGTACGGCTCTCGATAAATGAATCGTAGTGATTGATACTTAACAGAAGGAGTAATTCGATTACATGACACAAAAGTTGTACGAAGAAGCGCTCGCTGATGCACGAAAGGTCACCGAAGTAGCTGAGAACAACGCTAAGCAAGCGGTTCTAGAGGCCGTACTGCCACGTATCAAAAGGTTGATCGAGAACGAACTTCTGGGTGATATGAATGATGACGATGCGGGTCAAATGACGACCAGCGACATTCTCACGAATCCGGACACCGTTCCAGGTCTTGATACCGACGCCGTTTCAGAACCCGATGGTGAAGGTAAGGTAACCCTTGACCTCGATGCGCTTGATACGGGCACTGCTGATGGCGTGAATGTGAAGAGCGGCGATAAAGAGTTCGAGCTTAACATGGAATCAAAGAACGTTTTGAAGGCTCTCGCCGTCAAACCAAAGAATGCAAAGGAACTCGACAACCAAGTGAAGTTGATCGAGCAATCCATCAAGAAGCTGACGACCGATAAAAAGGTGACAAGTGAGCAAATTTCACGAATGATCTCAAGCCTTGAGAATACGTATGAGTACGTTCAGGCTAACTTGAACGAATCGACTGGTAAGAAAACCATCGAAG